GTTTAAGTAATTATATTAATTTAAGAAAAGAAATATTATCCAATGATGCCAGAAACGGCGTCAACGACATCGTTTGCGATGCCCAATCCCTTCTTAGTTGCTGTAGCAATACTCTTCAGCAATTCAGACAAGTGTAAGGGATTCTCGTGAAACTGAGGAATTTCTCTCAATTCAGTTAAGCCAAGCTTAGCGGCTTCTAATTGCAATGATGGAATTCTTTGGTCTCTCCATTGGTCTGTGGTTTGGTATTCAATGCCTTGTGCATAGGTAAAATAACCTGCCCTACCGTTTGGATCTGGTACTGTGATGTACATCACTAGGTAACCGGTATTGTCAAATATGTTGTATCTTGAATCATATAGAACTCCGTTGTCAGTATACACCCCGTCTTGAATGTCGAAATCTTCGAAACCACCAGGTTTGAAGAATCCATAACAGCCTGTTTCAGCCTTAAAGAGTTTTGCTCCTTTAACGGCCAGAACTTTATCAATCGCTCCCATTGCGTAATCATGCCAAGATGTGGCACCCGGTATTTGGGCTACACCCAATTGCCCCGCCATACCAGTCAGATTACTAGTGTTTGAATACATCATTGAGAATGCGTTGATTCTGCTTCCTTTGTCAACGATAACATTATTTGCATAGTCGGAAGCAGGTAGGTGGCAGAAGACACTTGAACTAGCAGAAAAGTACATGGATGTAATTGTCATTGTACCAACAAATGGATTAGAGCTGTTTCCAGTATCCTGCTCTAAATAAGGAACAATAGTGAAGCTGTAGTAACCAGGGCCTGGGATTGTAATGGCTTTTGAACCTGTTGTTGTTCCCACGGGGATTAGTTGCATAACGGAAGCTACTCCCATGTTCACCCCTTGTTCTGTCAGTAAATCTGCATTGATCTGAAACGAGGCGGTGATACCCATCGTCGTCAAATTGTAGTTAAAAGTAACCAACGTTCCTTGTTCAAACCACATGTAACGTGCTGTCGAACCGTTAACTCCATTCGAACCTGCATAAACGACTGGGCCGTGTGGTGCGTAG